CATAGTAGAGGATATATAATGACAAATAAACATTTTTGCCAAGGGCCGGAGTGTCATAGAAATCCAACATCAGATAGATTTTTAAAATCTAAAGGCATAATTCGTGGAAGATATGCATATTCTAGAATAGATGAAGATAGATATTGGCACAATTCAGATAAATACTTCTGTAGTCAAGGTTGCAAACTAGCTTGGCTAAATGAAAATATGTCAGCTATTGAAATGGGTATCCCGGTTCCATTTATTCGTGAGCGAAGATTTACCGAGGGTTATGAGAAAGCAACAAACGAAACTCGTTATGGTTATAGATATACTAGCATACAAAAAATAGGTGTTGACAATAATGCTGAATAATGATAGGATTATCCTATAACAGAAAGGTAATATGCCAACAGAAAGAACAGAAGAAAGAAAGAATAGATTCAATGGTGAATCTATTATGTTAACAAAAGAAGAAGCAAAAAGACATGATGAACTATTCATGCATGAGATGATGGCAACACTAGAGGATAAGACACTCGGTGAAGGTGCTAGCAAGCATTGGCAAAAGATGAGAGACCAATTAGATTGGTTCATGAAACACAATGCAAAAGCTTACATGGTTCTGTTAGACTAGTCATCAACCACGGATCCGGCGACAAGTTCGCCGGATCTTCCACAAATCAAATAGAGATACTACTTCAAGTTGAAAATTTTCCGGCCGGCCGGGCCCCATCCCCCCTTTTTTTAAAAAGGGGTCCCACTACTTCAGGTTGTATTGCCGGATTTACACAGTTAATGGTGGAAAAATCGTTTTGAAACCCTTATAAAGGTAATAAAATTTTTAAAAAATTTTTATGAATTTAAATAACGTTGATATTAGTAGGCTTCCAGCCGACATCAGAAAGCAATTTAGACAACTACAAGTTTTATATGCTGAAAAAAAGATACAAAACAAGGCAAAAGACGATTTTTTAAGCTTTGTTAAGTGCGTTTGGCCCGAGTTCATTGAAGGAGCGCACCATAGACATATTGCAAAGAAATTTAATGAACTTGCAGAAGGCAAAATTACACGTTTAATCGTGAATATGCCTCCAAGACACACAAAATCGGAATTTGCGTCTTATCTTTTGCCCGCCTGGATGGTGGGTCGTAATCCAAAATTAAAAATCATTCAAGCAACGCACACAGGAGAGCTTGCAATACGTTTTGGACGTAAAGCAAAGACCTTAATTGACTCTCCTGAGTATCATAAAATTTTTATAACCTCTTTAAGAGAAGATTCACAAGCCGCGGGCCGTTGGGAGACAGCACAAGGTGGTGAATACTTTGCAGCTGGTGTTGGTGGAGCAATTACAGGTCGTGGTGCTGATTTATTAATCATTGATGACCCACATTCAGAGCAAGATGCGTTATCCGCGACTGCAATGGAGAACGCTTACGAGTGGTATACGTCAGGTCCACGTCAAAGACTTCAACCTGGTGGAAAAATTGTTTGCGTCATGACTAGATGGAGTAAAAAAGATTTAACAGGTATGTTATTGTCAAAACAGAAAGAAGCAAAAGCAGATCAGTGGGAAATTGTCGAATTTCCAGCGATCTTGGACCACGGATCAGAATTAGAACCCGTTTGGCCTGAATATTGGAAATTAGATGAATTAGAAAAGGTTAAAGCAACGCTTCCAGTTGGAAAATGGAATGCACAATGGATGCAACGTCCAACTTCTGAAGAAGGAGCCCTTATAAAGCGGGAATGGTGGCGTAAATGGGATAAAGAAACCATACCTCCTCTGCAACATGTAATTCAGAGTTATGATACCGCATTTATGAAAAAAGAAACAGCTGACTTTAGTGCAATCACTACTTGGGGTATATTTTTCCCAGATCAAGACTCAGGAGCCAATTTAATACTTCTTGATGCTATAAAAGGTCGTTTCGAGTTCCCTGAACTTAGAAGGAAGGCGCTAGAGCAATATAAATATTGGAATCCAGAAACAGTTATCGTTGAAGCAAAAGCATCGGGTCTACCATTAACATATGAGCTTAGACAAATGGATATTCCAGTTATCAGCTTTACACCATCAAAAGGAAATGATAAACATGTTAGAGTAAACACATGTGCACCTCTTTTTGAGTCAGGTATGATATGGGCGCCAAATCAGAACTTTGCAGAAGAGGTTATTGAAGAATGTGCAGCATTCCCACATGGTGATCATGATGACTTAGTTGATGCAACAACTATGGCTGTTATGCGCTTCAGGCAGGGCGGATTAATCAAGCACCCTGAAGACTACGTAGAAGAAAAAACAGCGCCTAGGAAAAAGGTTTATTATTAATGAAAACATTCGCACAATGGGTTATTGCTTTAACAAGAGGTTATATTAAAGCTACTGGTAAGAAACCTGATAAATTAGCAAAACTTAAAATAAACATGGAAGCTGGTCAAAAAGTTAAGGACCAAAACAAAGTTATTGAATTCCCAGGAGATAAAATTACAGACTGGACTAAACCAAGACCTGGAGAAGCTAAGGTGGGTGAATTACAATCTGGAATTATGAAAGCAACAGGATCAAAACCAAAGGTAGTAAAAACAACAGGTATGGCTGATAAAGATTTTAAAAACTTGCATAGAAGTTTTAAGTTAAATCTTGCTAAAAATTCTCGAGAGTTTAATGAAGACATTGCAAATAGAATAATTAAAAGAGAACTTTATACAGATGTGTCTGACGCTCAAAGAAAACTTTTATTGGATAATTTAACTTCTGTTTTAAAAGAACCATTAGCATACGGCGGTATTGCAGGAATGTTAGGCGAATGAGAAATATTTTAGATTACATAGAACAAGTTAAAGACATGTACAATGACCAAGATCCAAGGCCCATGGCTCAAGGACCACGGAACATGGAACTTGCAAAAGCAGAAATTCCTCGTCATCTTTGGGACAACTTTAATACTCCAGATTTAGAACAATCAGAACCTTTAAGACCTGGAGAAACTCTAGAAGACTGGGATGTAACATTTAGAAGACCCAATGCTGATGGTGGCGTTCAACAATTAGTAACACCATCGGTTGATGAATCTAGACCTGGGTATCAAGGACCTGTTAAAAGTAAATTTTATGCTCCTAAAGCAGCAGAAACTAAAAAATTAAAAGCAACTAAAAAATTAAAAGATTTTGTAGAAAAATTTAAATTAGAAAATGATGGTAAACTACCAACTCAACAACAAATTATAAAAAAAGTTGGAGGTAAATCAGAAACTGTGCAAAAATATTTAATAGAGGGTGTTGACTATGCAAAACGTATAACCAAACAAGAAGCAGCTAAATTAGCAGGTCTTAAATCAGGAGAGGTAAGGGCGGTTCCTGCAGGGCAGGATACTTCTTATGTTAAAAGAGCTAAAATTTTAAAGGAAGCAAGTAAATTTTTAAGTAAACAAGATAAAGCTGATATTAAAGCTATTAATGATGGTAAAAAAGCTATTAATAAATTTTTTAAAAATAATCCAGATTTAATTAACACAACAGAATTTGGTAAAAATATAAAAGCAATGATGTCTTTAAGAATGGATAAAGACTCAGGTAATATTTTTTCAAAACTAAGATCAGATGATTACTATATTCAAAAAGCAAAAGAAGGAAAACTTTTTGACATATTTGATATCAAAGCTGTTAAAGAAGGAGGAAGAAGTTTAAGATTTCCTACAAATGTAAATATAACTCCAGGTCAATTTAATCAGGTTTTTCTTCAAAGCCAAGCTGGAAAATTTTTTGCAAAAGGAGTTAATAAGGAATCTTTAAATAACTTAAATAAATTATTGATAGATCAAAATATAAGAGTGCAACTACCTAATGTAGGTACGATTGGTGCTAAACCGCAGGTTGCTGCTACAGGAACAAAATCTAGAACTTTCCCTGCAATTGTTGAAACTCTTAAAAAAATGAAGGCACCTCAAAATATTTTAAAGAATTTTATAGATATTGCACCACTGCCAGGACCACTTAAATTTTTAAAAAGATTTGATGATGGTGGCCGTGCTGGATATTCTGGAGGATATTTAGCAGGAGGTGCAAGAGAATTAGGTAAAAAGTATAAAGGTTCAACTCTTGATTTATTAATGTCAAATCCAAAAATAGGTTCTGCAATTCTTGGTGAAGAAGGAATAACTGAAATATTAGCTTTGCTTAGTCAGATGGGTTTGTTTGCAGATGGAGGCAGAGCAGGTTATATGGGAGGTGGTATAGCTGCAATACGTAAACCTCATGCAATTCCACCTAAAAGACAAGGGTTGCGTTCTATAATGATTAATGTTAATGATGACTAGGAGTATAAATGGCAGAGATAGATAAATCACTCCCGAATGTTAGACACGAAGTAAAAATACCTGGTGCACAAGCACCAACCGATGTTGACATTACGGAAGCACAACAAAGACAACCAGTAGAAGTAACACCTGACGAAGAAGGTGGTGCTACAGTAAATTTCGAACCAAGTGCCGTGAACCAAGCTCAGTCAAACACGCACTTTGATAATTTAGCCGATATTTTACCAGAAGAAGTTTTAGATCCAATAGGAATTCAACTTAGACAAAATTTTACAGATTATAAAATGTCTAGAAAAGATTGGGAACAATCTTATACAAATGGTTTAGATCTTTTAGGATTTAAATACGATAATCGTAATGAACCATTTCAAGGAGCTTCAGGTGCAACACACCCAGTGTTAGCAGAAGCAGTTACACAGTTTCAAGCATTAGCTTATA